ATACACTCCTAATGGAAACATACTAACTGCAACCACCGTAAGTGAATAATATTGTATCATATATTGAGATCTATACGCTTTATATAGTTGATAGAGTAGCGCCAGCATAACGTAATTCATATCTAGATAACGTCGCCAAGAATAATCTGGTTTTCTCCAATAATTGATAGATGTCAAAAATATACCACCTGGACAAATAGATAGATCATAATATCCGTTATATACTGCATAAATAGATGATCCGAGTGATAGGAATGATATAGTAAAAATAATGTTATATTGCTCTGGATATAATATACATTCCATAATGGTTATAATAATTAAACGATTTTTATTTATATATTTTTTCCATTCTTTTTTGGAAATGGAGGAGAACCTGTTGGAAACACGCGATTTTTGATACTTTTTTTGTTAGGTTCTCCTCTATTCTTTTTTGAAATGGAAAAAAGAATTATTTACAAACTATGTTTCTCGACCGCCACTCCGTGGCGGATCTCGGATCCAACCCAGCCAAAGGCTGGGTTGGCTATTCTTTAGAAAAGATATTTCTTTCTTTTTTCAATCTTTTTTGGAAATGGAGGAGAACCTGTTGTAAATTGATACTTTTTGATAGGTTCTCTCTCATTCTTTTTTGAAATTACAAAATGATACTAATTTGTAATTTCAATCATTTATTTTCTTTTATGAGTTTTTCTCTTCTTCATTTTACTTTTCTTCGTTTTATTCTTTTTCGTTTTGTTTTTTCTTCTAAGTCCGCCTTTTAGAACAGGAATCGCTGATAGAGTATCACTGTTGATAATTTCAATTATCTTATCATTGTTTTCTCTTTTTGAATAAAAGGTATTACTTTCATCATTCCATTCTATTTCTTCAGAACCAAGAATTCTTTCTAATTCTTCTTTAGAATAAAATTGTTCACCAATAGTTATTTTATTCAAACTTTCACACCGTGCAAATATATTATTACCAATAGTTTCTACACTTTTTGGAATTTCTATTTCTGTTAATTTATAACATTTTGCAAATGCATAATTACCAATATTTTTGACACTTTCTGGAATAACTATTTCTGTTAAATTAGAACAATATTCAAATGCATTATTACCAATATTTTCAACACCGTCTTCAATAATTATCGACGTTAAATTAGAACAATTTGAAAATGCATAATTACCAATTTTTTTAACACTTTTTGGAATAACTATTTCTGTTAAATTAGAACATTTTGCAAATGCATTACTACCGATAGTTTTCACACCATCTTCAATAATTATCGACGTTAAATTATAACAATTTACAAATGCATAATAACCAATATTTTTGACACTTTTTGGAATTTTTACTTCTCTTACATTAGAACATTTTGCAAATGCATTACTACCAATACTTGTTACACCCTCTTCAATAATTATTGACGTTAAATTATAACAGTCTTCAAATGCACTATCACCAATAGTTTTAACGTTTCCTGGAATAACTATTTCTGTCAAACCTGAACAATATTTAAATGCATTTTTTTCTATGCTCTTGATATGGCTTGGAATATTTATTGACCTCAAATTATTACAATATTCAAAACCTCCTACAAAATCAATATGTGTTTCCGTTGAAAATATTGCTTCTCCATTCTCATTTACCTTACAACTCGTCATATTGTATAATATATACAAATAAATTTATTTATTTACTAAAGTAAAAAATCTATCAACAAGTTTTTCATACGAAACTAACCAGAAAAATAATTCTACACGATATAATCAATATTTGTATGTAATTTTTGAAATAACCATTCTTTGATTTCATTCATCATTTTTTCATCCGATTTTTGTCCTCCATTGATTTTCATCATATACGTAATATGATCTTCCATTAATTTTTCATCACTATTGTTTTTTTCTTCGTTTTCCTTGGACCATTCCAAGAATCGTTTGATAAAACGCCTTGATAAGGTATAGATCATTTTATTGATTTCGTCGTTTTCCACCGTCTTCCATTCCTTGTTCTTGGTTTCTTTATTATAAACGAATACATACAGAAATCCCTTTTTTTCCGTAAATGCACGTATAGGAACGGAGAACCTGTCTGGAATGACCGCAGAAATCACGTTTTTCATTCCTTCTAATAAATCGTTTTCAAACACGGATTCTAAATGTTCAGCCGATATTTGAAAACTATCTACCCATTCGTGAAATGTCGGACTCTGGTATTTAGAATGGTTCAAAATATCAATGATTTTTTTCTTGGTTCTCATATTTAGTGCATTTTTCAGTGATTGAACATCTTTTTTCAATTTGGTATTTTCTTCATACAGTTTATCAAACTTGGCATCGTAATATAAAATGACGGTTTTGAAGAAATCATTTTTCAAATAATCGAGAACCTCGCTATGAGAGGTCATATTCTGACTTTGTTCACGTAATTTTCGATAAAGAGCTTGATTAAAGAATACACAGGTCAAATTATGTGAATCGATTTCGGATTTAAGATGACATATTTGGCCGCATCCTTTACAGATATTTTTGTTTGATGCCATATATCGCGGTAATTTTTCTTTGATTATATATTATATTCAAAAATATATAATCAATTTTATAGAATATGAAAATGGTTTTTCAAAAAACATATACCCAAAATGTAGGTTCTCCACAAATCGCCAATCCATATATGAATATTATTGCGAGGCCTGCTTCGACGAGAATCCAATTCAATATGATTGAGAATGTTCAAAAAGGAACGAATTGCGAAACTTGTGAAAAGAATCGGAAATAGAATGGTTTTTATCTGGTTCTCTATAAAATTGAAACAAGTTGGATCATCATTATTTTATTGTATAAAAGTCTAAACATTATAATGGAACTTATTACGGATACAGATATCTATACACCCAGTATTGATGATATGGGTAATTATATTGATAAGGTCCCCTCTTTCAATATTTGTCGGAAAGGTCTCAGATGTCCTTGTGGAGCCAGAAAAAACAAAACGTATGAAACTCATACAACTTTTACTGCACATATCAAATCGAAAATACATCAAAAATGGTTGGTCGATTTGAATTTGAATCGAGCCAATTTCTATATTGAAAATGAAAAAATGAAAGAAACGCTACAAAACCAGCGTTTGATTATTGCAAAAATGGAAAAAGAATTGGCAAATAAAATAATGACAATCGATTATTTGACACAACAATTATGTAATAAGAATGCAGCGGCAGTAGATAATTTATTAGAATTTGATTAGTATTAAGTATTTAAGGTTTTACAAATGTTCTCCTCGCTGATTCTAAAGTAGTCAAACATTCTGTGTCATATACTTTACATTCTCGATTTTCTTCAACTAAATGTGGATTGTCTCTAGCAAATTTCTCTACATTGGATAAACTAATTTGTAATCTACCTGCTCTTTTTTTTTCTGGATTGCCTTTCTTGGGCGCCAATATCATCACAGAACCTTTTGAAAACATATATTTTTGCACTTCTTTTGCATATGTTTTATATGCTGGATCTCCTTTTTTTACCATAGCATCTAATTTATTTATTTTTTCATCCAATTCTTCTTTGGGTATATCTCCTAATAATTTATCTTTTCCTTTTGTTAAATCAATTCTATACACACTTTGAGGAATTTTTTGATTTCCACTTTGTTTATATTTGACTACAATAGCTTCCAGAGGAGAATTTTCATTATGAATATTATTGATTGTTCTTCTTGCATCTCCAAAATCTATTTTATTTGTTCCTGTTGCTTTTATACTGACATTGGTTCCAGGATTTTTCTTATTCAATTCTTTGGGAATATCGTGGATTGCAGTATGAGACAAACCATAGGCTTCTGCGTGTCTAGAAGGCGAAACCACTACGGATATTATTTGATTCTCCCATTCTTTTCCGTGTCCTTGAACACCCAACCCCTTTTTTTGTGCGGGCAATCGTTTTTTTGTCATATTTTTTTTAGATACTTTTGCTACTTTTGCCGATTTTGTTTTTACACCTGTCATTTTATATATTTTTATTAGATTTTTATTAGATTTTCTTTTCAAATTTTCTTATTAAATTCCTCGATTAATTCTTGTTTACTGATTGAACGCGGGCCTACTGTATTGTTATGGCTAAAGACAATTGATTTCAACGATTCTATATTTTCATCTATCGATTTTTCATTGGTAAATTGAATAAAATAATGAGATTGGATACTTTTTGATTCTATTTCTTTCTCTATTTTTCCCGCATATACACCTACACGACGCACCGAAATATGTGGGTTCTCCGTTTTTTGGACGAATTGGAAATCGGCGGGTTCTAATGGTGGTTTGACGATTCTCGGATCTTCTCGTTTTTCCCATATTTGAAAAATACACGGTACGTCATATTCTAAACCATTTACTAGAAACGATTTTTCTGGCAAATCCGATTCGTGAAGGAGATGAAAATGGATGGGAAACGATTTTTGCATACTTTCCTTTTTGAAACTTTTTGGAAGAATAAAAGAAATGGTTTTAGCAAATTCGGCGGATTTTTTAATGAATTTGATTGCGGTGGAAGATTGACGACCAAATGGCGGATTTCCTATTATATGTATTGTTTGATTGGATACAGGTCGAAAAAGGAGAAAATCTTGTTGAATGATTTCTGGATGGTCTGGTTCTATATCATAAAAGTGATGATTATTTGATAATTGTTTGATTGAGTTGATAAACACTCCATTTCCTGCACTTGGTTCAATGATGTGGTCTTCTTTGCTAATATTCAGATGTGTTTTTATTTCTTGCATACATAGATTGACTATTTGAGGATGGGTATAATATTTATCGGTGGTTTCTCGTTTTAATCCTTTCGTTTGGTTTTTCATTTTTGGATATTGGTTATTGATTATTGGAGAGTTTATTTTTATTTCATTTTCAATTTTATGAATAAAAATGAAAAAACCGAAAAAAAACGAAAAGACAAAAGGAATAGATACTGTAATTCGAGTATAAAACATAAAATTGATAATAAAATATACACGTTTATTATCAACAACTATAATTCTCACTAAATGTTATCACCCGAACAACAATATGCATTTGCTAAATTCAAAAATGGAGAAAATCTCTTTATTACCGGTCCGGGAGGAACCGGAAAAACAAAACTCATACAACATTTATATAAGGACTCTCTACAAGATTCCAAAAAAAAAATACAAATATGTTCTCTCACAGGTTGTTCCGCTCTTCTTTTGGGCGTTCACGCCAAAACCATTCATTCTTGGTCGGGAATCAAAATTGCCAAGGGAACCAAACAACAAGTGGTTGATTCCGTACTACGTAGTAAAAAATTAGTCGCCAATTGGAAAAAGACAAAAATATTAGTTGTCGATGAAGTCAGTATGTTGTCCCAGAAAATTTTCGAAATTCTTGATATGATTGGTCGTTCTGTTTGTAAAAATCCAGCGAAACCATTTGGGGGAATACAAATCATATTCACTGGCGATTTCTTTCAACTTTCACCTGTAGGTAGTGTGGGTGAACCAGAAACCGCTAGATTCTGTTTTGAATCTCCTATCTGGTATTCTGTATTTCCACCAGAAAATCATATTCAATTGAAAACCATTTTCCGACAAAATGATCCTGAATTTATCAAAATATTATCGGAAGTTCGATACGGCGAACTGTCGCCTGAATCCAAACAGCGCTTACAGCAATGTGTCGGCAGAGATATGACGGAATTGACTGAAAAAGAAATCATTCCGACAAAATTATTCGCCGTTCGTGCAAAATCGGATTATATTAATAATCTGATGTTCTCCAAAATTGAGGAAAAAGAATTTGTCTTTGAATCCATTCATAAAAACAATTGCAAAACCTATTTTGAAAACGGTGATTTATTGAGTGGACAACCGATTCCTGCTGAGATGTTAGCACGTTGTTATCAATTGACACCCGGAGAACAAGAATATGAACTCAATCAATTATTAAACAATCTTCCTTGTTCTCCTGTTTTGTCTTTGAAAAAGGGGGCACTCGTTATGTGTACAGTAAATATTGATATGGAGAATGGTATTTGTAATGGGAGTTGTGGAACGGTTGTGGATATTCTGGAAAAAAATGGAGACAAACCGGCTATGCCTATTGTGAAATTTACGAATGGAATAGTGCGGCCCTTTCAGCCCTATTTTTGGCAATCGGAAGATATTCCTACTCTCGCTATTGGAAATATACCATTGGTATTATCTTGGGCAATGACTATACATAAAAGTCAAGGGGCCAGTTTGGAATATGCACAACTGGATTTAGGAAATACGATTTTTGCGGATGGACAAACCTATGTGGGATTATCACGTGTAAAATCACTAGAGGGTCTTTATTTATCCGCATTCAATCCTTTGCGCATTCGTGCAAATTCACTCGTTCGCGAATTCTATAGTAAAATTCCAGATATGCCGGTTCTTACAGATTCTTCACAAAACACAATGGAATATAATTCTACACCAGATTTTTCTCAATTTTCATATGCGGATCCTTCCTCGAATTCTCAACAAGAACGAAAAATAGTATTTAATTCACACGGTCCATCGGGAATAAAAATTGTGAAAATCTAAACATCATTTTTATGTTCTATCTTCATATTTTAATTCGGGTTTTCCTAGATTTTTGATAGCAATTTCAACACCTGTTATTTTATCTTGAATTAAATGTGGATTATACTCTCGAAAAATATTCTCCCACGAATCGCCTTCATGATATCCATAAATAAGATTGAATATTTCTGCCTCTTTTTTACAGAAAATATGATACATTTTCAACAGTTGTATTTTTTCTTCTGTAGACCATTTCAAGAAAAATTCCTTTGTTTCTTTCAGGTTCTCCAGCTTTTCTAGAATTTTATCATTATTAGTTTCAAGTTCGCTCATTCTATTTGATTATGTCTAACTATATTGGTAAATATTTATATAGTTTTATTTTGTGTATAATATAAAAGCTCAACAAATATATATATGGTCGCTGGTAGTGTGCTTCCGATTGCCTTTCATAAAAACAAACTCTATTTTTTATTTGGAAAGGAGAACCCGATGGAAGATAGTTCTCCTGGATTCTCCGATTTTGGTGGAGGTGTCGAGAAAAACGAAACTCCGTATAAAACAGCTTTAAGAGAATGTGCGGAAGAAATTTCCGGATTTTTTGGTGATGCGAAATCTGTCGAAAAAATGATCAGAAAAGGGGGTGGGTTTTATAGGTTCTCTCATAATGATTATCATATTCATATGGTTTTGGTTGATTATGATGAGAACCTTCCAATATATTATAATCAAAATCACCGATTTTTATGGGAACGAATGGACAAGACATTTCTCAATGATTCAAAACTCTTTGAAAAAATAGAAATTGGGTGGTTCTCCATAGAAGATATGAAACACAGAAAAAAGGAATTTCGTGGATTTTATCAAGAAATAATAGATCATATGTTGAAAGATCTTCCAAAAATAATAAAATTTGCAAAAGGTAAATATATTATGAAAAAGAATAAACAAAACCGAACGAAACAAAACCGAACGAAACAAAACCGAACGAAACAAAACCGAACAAAAAGACAAGGTTCTCTATACAAACGGAGAACCTTGAAAAAACGCTAGAATAACAAATAAAAATAATTAGAAATCGATAAATAAATATATTTAGAAAACCCCAAAGTTCATTATGATAAAATAATCTCTTATTTTATAATAAATAATATTAATATGTCTTGGAAACAATATGGCGGAACCAATAATTTCAATATTGCCAATAA